TCACCGTTTAAGGTCTTGGGTTTAGAGACTGATTATCGGTCTGCCCGAAGGGACTTTCAAACGAACCAGTTTTCGCTGTGGAAAGAACTGTTTTCTCTCAATTTCAAGATGGAGGTATTCCTCAAATAGTCTTGAATCACGAGGGCTTCTCGTGCGGATATCGTGTTCCCCTCCAATGAAGGCTCGATCTTAAAACCGGGCTTTTTAGGGGCGATATTTGGGAGATATTCGTATTTGACCTGCTTGGGTTCGGGGGATTTACATTTCTCCTCCCAGGTCAGATTCAATCCAGCGGTCTTCTCCAAATCGTCAAGATGACGCTCTAGAGCAAAACGTTTGAATTGAGGTGCTAGATCTTCGGTTTTAAAACCTAAACTAGCTCCCGCGTTTCCAACTCTTGACTCACTAAGGTTTTTAGTGATCCGCTCCTCCATTTGGAGTGCAGTCGAGTAGAATTCTAGGTCAGCGTATGAGATGCCTAGGGTACGGGGGTCCAAGTCGACATACTTGAGTATATCGTTAGGTGAGTCGGGTACTTGGGGACCAAGGATTCTTAGCTCAAAGCATGTTTCCAAGGTGGGTAATTCCCCTTTCGCTCTCTCCAAAGCGGTCTGCACTGTGTACCAGGCAGGGAAGAGTTGGCTGTAAACCATGTTAACCTCTCCATTCAGATCCTGTGCGACAGCTCTTGATGACACCTCCTCCACTTGTGAAGAAGATTGGAGCATTGCAATAAATCCGAACCGCATATACAGGAACTCTTTATAGTCCTTCCTAGCAACAAAATATGGCCCTTCCTTGTAGAGCTTTATCTCTCTCGTATCCGTTTTTTTGTTACGGAACCTATTTGCAGCTGCCCGAATGTGCTTAACGTACTTTGGCAGGTAGTCCGCGTAGTGGTTACGCAGATAGGTGAGATTGACAAGATGTCGCCAGGTCACAAGATTGATGTCTTGCCTGTTTGTTGGGGAAATCTCATACCCTCCCAGTTGTTTGGGAAGTCGTGGATCAATCGAATTAGAGATGAACCAGTCAATATCGCTCTGGTTATTCCAGTAAAGGATTTTCTCCGCATTTTGAATCATCCTATATAGGAAGTTCGGGAGAACACCAGATTTGTGTCGATATTCGGCTAGCATCTGCGTCCTGATAGACGTCGACCTTTCCATCCATGAGGAGCCAGCTCCATAAGCGCGAGGGACGACTAACTGCTTTACCTTTATATAGGGCACAGCAATAATCCTCTGATTCCTCGGGTCCACACGACCCAAACGCTCTGCGATTAGTACACCCGTCGAAGACACATAATTAGCCTTTCGGTTATACTCTTGGTTGAAATACCTTTGAGTTGTATCTTGATATGCTCGGATGAATTCGTGGCTCTGAGATAAAACCAAATGATCATCACCCACACTCCATAGATATATCATACGGAGAGTAGGCTGTATTTTTGGGGCCCAGGAGATAACTCCTTGCGTAATGATGACGGAAGTCTGAAAGCACATAGACTCCACCGCATATTCGCCATCGGGATAAAAACGGGACGGTAGCTGATTCCTTAGAAGCATTGAATCAGCGATGTAAAGGGTTGGGACGATGTCCGCCGCGTTTTGTGGTAACTTTATAGTCACTTTTAACGCAGCAGGACCGGGAGTCATCTTCTTCCTAAACGATACTTCTGACATCGTGTCCCTCCCTATTGAAAACATTGGAAGAGGGGATGGCAGACCATCTCGATAACCGGGTGCTTTATATTCGACATTACCCAACTCTGATTCCTGCGGCATCGGAAACTTAGAGATCCACTCGAAGGTGAACAAAGCTTTCATACCAAGCTTCTTGAGGGTTTTATCAAATTTTTCGAGGTATGTACGGGTCAGGTCATATAGGACCCTTGCCTGCATTGCCAAATGCTGATTTTGGGGCAAGTGCTTTGTTAAACCCTTGCTAAGATACCAACATTTCCCACTGTTAGTAACCCCAAAAACGTACACGGCCTCGCCGTTTCCTTGCGCTATTCTCCTGAAAAGCTGTCGCACAAGGGGATTCGTAAACCTCTTATCCCTCTTAGGGGACAGATGGTCGTAGATAGACTGGTGCATCGTTCCCATCACTGGGAAACTCAAAGAGCTCGACATATGCTGACCAATAGTCTGCTTTAGTCGGAACGCATCAGAACCCTCCAAATCCGAGAGGGCGTAGGTGGCACTTACGGGGTCGGACCGTCTCATTTCATCCACTTGGGGTGATTGAAAGAAGATATCATATCTACCTAATGAGGTTTCAATGATCATGTTTTCGGCGGGCGAAAGCCTACCGTTGACATGGGTCACCGCTTTTTTTGCGGCTGCCTGAGAAACTACAGGGATGAAGTGATTAGTACATCCAGACAGATCGCCCGACAATATATATAAGCCTCGACCTAGCTTCCAGCCGGCGATTTGCCGGTAGGCGCTATCAATTGCACTGATGAAGTTGCATTTGGGGTCGATTCCCTCAGCCGTAGCTGGCATGTTCCGGAGCCATTCAGTGAATGGTTTCTGAAGGATAGAAGCAAGATATTGAAGGGCCGAGTAGTTCATCGATAGGTGGCGATTTTTCCAACCCAAAGACGAGACTAACGTATGCAAAATAGGCATATGTCTTTCTCTTTGACAACTCGGAGAGCACGGGTGAGCGTACTCCGCTACGTCTTGTATGCATGCGTCCCACAATTGAGACCATACACGCTGCAGCATATCCAGACGATCGAGAGGCTTAGCGTATGAAAGAAACGCTGTAATATCCGAGGGGATTCTAGCCGCTAGCATTGCCAGCGTACCCCCCAGGTTGGCGTTCAGCTCGAGGCAACCGTGTTGCTTAACCCAAGCATGATTAACGGGCTGTTCAACGTAAGTCGAAACCCGAAACATGTTCTCGATGGCGCGAACTCCCTTGTCTGCGGAGTCTACTTGTTTAGCAAGACTCTCTGGGGGAGGAGCGAAAGTATCTTTCCATTTGTCGAGGTCCAACTCCGTTGAAAACGGAGCAGGAAGGGCCTTCATCCAAGTGGAAAGCTGAGCCAACACTGCTTTAGGCGCCGTGTCTAGGATATTGTGCTGGCGAGGGATCACCGCGTGGTTAGAGTCCACGAAGCGCTCGCGACATTCGTTCGCGAATACCTTACACCATTCAACGTATTCTTCTACTGTTGAAGGTTCTCCTGAATCGCGAACCGAGTGGTTCACGATATATGCTAGTAGAGAATGGAGATATGTCTCTACCTTGAGGATATTTGAGTTTAGCTTATTAGGCTTTAAAAGCATAAATGATGTCCTTATAAGGTCCACCATATAGCTCCACGTTTTGTGCTCCCACATCAATCGCTCAAGCGTCGGTCTTACATCCTGTGGCTGAATGCCGGAAGGGGGAGACCAAGAATTGTCAGTCCCCCCCGGAAAGAAAGAAGTTATATTTTTTAATTGTGCACTCAATAAATTAAGGCACGGATATTCCGCATCATCAGAAAAGACAACGCGGGCACACTCAGAGTTCTCATTTTTTTGGCGCAGCCGCCTTAGGAACGGAGCCGCTTCCCTTAGGAGCGGACTTAGGTTTTCCGTCTTTATCGAATCGTGATCCGATGGAGGAGATCTCTTTGTTTCCAAGCATTTTTGCGAGGAAGCTGAGTGTAAAACTATTGTTGCCATAGACAACACTGTCTGCGCCGCTCTTCTTTGCAGCTTCGAGCTTTTTGTGGAGCTCGTTGACAGGAACGTCCTTGCCGTCGACTTTAACGGATCGGCCACCAGCTTTAGGAGTTGAGGAGTTGGGAGAAGGTTTTGCTGGAGCTGCAGGTTTGGGCTCTGCAGGCTTGGACTTAGGGTTATTTTGTGGCTTACCCTTGCCAGATTTAGGAGACTTGCTGCCAGACTTAGGGGCAGACTTAGCGGGCTTCTTGCCTCCACGCTTCTTTTTTCCTGATTTAGGAGCGGGAGAAGAAGATCCAGACTGAGCTGGTTTACCCTCTGCAGGTTTAGGACCTGCACGCGCGGGGATTGAAGAGACCTGCTTTTCGAGGTCCTCCAGAGTACGAATAGGGCTCACTCCTTCCTTTTGAAGTTTCAGGGCAAGAGTCTTGAGCTGTCCCGTGCTAATGAGCACTCGGATGCGATTTAGGGTCGCAGTTGAGATTCCCTGGTCATCAAACATTCCTTCGCCAACGGTAAGGATTTTGACCATATAGACTTTTTCAAGGAAGTCGTTAAGGGATGAGCCGTCATTAAGCTCGAGGAAAATTTTGGCGTTTTGGATTCCGGCCATACCGGCAATGAGCGCATTCTTGACTAATAAGGTTGTCAACTTAGGCTTCACAGCATACATCTCTCCGAGGAAAGATGGTACGACTTTTTCAGTCGGATAGGCTTTGGCGAAAAGGGAGAGAAGCTCGTTAGGAACATAGCTGGCTTTTTGGGCACCCTTGACTTTGTCTTTGGGTTCCGCCTGCTTAAGTACCTCAGAGAAGGATTTCTTTTTGGCTTCGACTTTGGGGAGTTCATACATATCCTCTACACGTAGGGTTCCGTCCGCGATCTCTTTCAGGAATCGATCGGGGTCTGCTTTGTTGAGTGAGTCAATAATAGCAATCTTCCATATTGCAGGAAGTTCGGCGGTAGATTGAGCGCCAGCGCGAGCAAGAATAGGAGTTATTTGAGAGTTCTCGAGCCGGGCAAGGGTGGAAAAGAAAGCTTTCTCCTCTTTTGTAAGGGATTCCGCTTTATACATCTTTTCTGCTTCAGCCGCAATTTTGTTTACAGCCTTGGACAGTGTAGAAGTTTCCGAGAAGATTTTTTGGCACCATTGGGGCCAGGAGACCATATTGTAAACTTCCGTCACCTTATCGACAACGGATCCGAGTTGGTTCACTTTGTGGGCACACGCTTGGAGGGTCTGCAGAGGCAGAGTACGCAAGGAGAGGATGGACGTGATCAGGTCATCTTTGGCGGATTTTATCGCAATTTTTGCTGTATGAAAGACAGCTTGCGGTAAGGACGAGAGAAAATCATGCTCCTCAGTAGCAGTCAGTTCTTCACGCGTTGGGATGATGTCGCTTTGATATAATCTCCAGCGACGGATCAGTGATCTCACCTGAGCTTCGTTTTCAGATGAGCAGTAGAAGTTGTAAGTCTTTTCTTCCAGGACTGTTTCGTAGGAGCCTATCTCATTCGACTTTCCAGTTGAGAGATTGTTTAGTGCTTCGTTTGCGAGACGCAACTTATCACCAATTCGAGCTTCCAGTACTTGATTGCGAACAGGGTTTGACTCTGCGACTTGAAGTGCTTGGCGGAGTCGAGCGATTTCTTTCAGCAGTTCATCAGCCGATTGTTGGCCCCATGAACAGGTCATCCTCGTTGCGATGACTTCCCGATCGAATTTGATTTCGACGGGGTTCTTGATGGTCGGGTCGAAGAGAGCCGCCATTAAAAAGAACAACTGAAGCACCATATAGGGGAGACCCTTAGGTGCCTTGGGAATTGTAACCTTGACTGATGAGGTCAGGGGCTCGCTAGCTAGAGATGCCATCTTTAAGTGGGCGGACTCTTGGCGGAGTTTTTCGGTCTCCAAAGCCTTAGCAACAGATTCGCCATATTTGTGGCGAACATCCTCAATATCCTTTAAAGTAGAGGGCGTGAGGACAACGAGCGCAGGGGAATTGACATGAGTAGGCTGCACAATAGCCTCCTCCAACAGTGGCTCATCATTGAAGTTGAGCACGGGGGCGTTACTTGCCTCCGGGACGACAGTTCGGCCGATCAAGGCCATGGTCGACTCCACGTCGATTTCGATTTTAAAATGAATCGAGACCTTGTTGATCTCGTCATCGTACGCCTTTTTGGAGACATCTTGAGTCTCCCAGATAGTCACGGCAAG